CCTGTGATTTTAAAGAGGAGCCATAATGCCAGCCTTAATTAGCAATCAATTCAAACTTGACCTAGCCAAACTTGAACAAAATGCACTCATTGAGTTGTTTGAGGTTGATTTACGAGGATTGAAAGATAATGACGGTATGAATGGTGAGTTATATCGCTTTTATGCTGGTACCAATGAGAAATCACAATCTATCGTATGGCAAGGCAAAACATTTGAGCCATTTGCTGTAAAAGCTGATGGTTTTGAAATGTCAGGTAATGGCCCAAGTAACCGTCCAACTCTTACATTGGGAAATATTAACGGATTTATTACCGCACTTTGTAACCGCTTTGATCAATGTTTGGGGGGGATTGTCAGACGCAGATTAGTCTATATGCACTATCTTGATGCGGTGAATTTTGCAAATGGCAATAAAAAGGCAGACCCAACGCAAGAGGCGTTAAGTTACTTTGTGATTGAGCAATTATCCTCATTAAATCGAGATATTGCTCAGTTTACACTGGCTTTGCCGTCTGAGACTGACAACGCATTAATTGGTGCAAGAATGATTACATCTACTTGTAGTTGGCTATATCGTAGCGTTGAGTGTGGCTATACAGGCGGAGCAGTCGCAGATGAAAAAGACCAGCCAACCGCAGATCCTAAAAAGGATAAGTGCAGTGGATTATTGACTGGATGTAAATTGCGAAACAATACGCATAACTATGGTGGATTTGTTAGCGTTGATAAGTTGGGGTAACAATGGACGGCAAATTACATAACGAAATCATCAGTTATTCAAAATCAAAAGAACCGCAAGAAAGTTGCGGTTTTGTTGTTTTAATAGCTGGTGAAAAAGTCTTTATGCCTTGCGAAAACGTGGCAGAAGATAAAGAAAATCACTTTGAAATATCGCCTGAAGATTACATTGCAGCAAGTGAGAAAGGCGAGGTTTTAGCCTTAGTCCACTCACACCCACAAGGCGAGCCAAAACTATCACAAGCAGATTTACAAACACAACTTTATAGCCAGTTAGATTTTTGGTTAATTTGTGATGAGCAAATCCATATTTTCCCAAAAATTCCATTTTTAATTGGCCGTGATTTTAAACACGGCGAAATGGATTGCTACACATTATTTAGAGATTTTTACCGTTTATCTGGTTGTAATTTACCCGATTTTGAACGAGACGATTACTGGTGGGAAGATGGCTTTAATCTCTACCTAGATAACATGGCTAAACACAGTTTTGAGCAAGTAAAAGAACCACAAATAGGCGATGTTATTTTAATCAATATCGGAGCTGATGTACCCAATCACGCGGCAATTTACGTCGGTAATCAAATGGTACTTCATCACGCACCCAAACGGTTATCTAAGCGTGATTTATATGATGGATATTGGCTTAAACACACTCATAGTATTTGGAGATATAACGTATGGTCAACGTTAGATTTTACGGTAGCCTTAAACAGTTTGGAGCTGAATTTAGGCTAGATTGCCAAACTACGGCAGAGATAGTCCAAGCCTTAACGAGCCAAATTCCTAAATTGCGACAATTCATCCAGCAAGGATTGTTTACCGTGCGAGTAGGGCGAGACTACTTTGATAATCGCTATCTAGAGCAAGGGCTGAGTCACAAACTAAAAGAGGATGCAACAGTCCATTTTACACCTGTTTTAAAAGGCTCAAAACGTGGTGGATTGTTTGGCGTGATTGCGGGTGTCGCAATTATTGCTGGTGCAATCGCTTTAGGCCCGCTTGGATTTGGTCTGCTTAGCACCAATACCGCTTGGATAGTTGGCGCTGTTGGGGCATCTCTATTATTGGGTGGCGTTGCTCAGATGCTCACAAAAATGCCAGAGATGAAAATGGGGACTGAAAAAGAAAAGAAACAATCTACGGCATTTTCGAACCTGTCGAATATGACAGCACAAGGGAAATCTATGCCATTGGCGTACGGAAGAATGAGGGTAGGCTCTCTCATCATATCTCAGGGTGTAGAAACGATGGATACTGAAATTTAAGGAGTTTTCAATGGGTAAAGGTGGCGGTGGTGGCGGTCATACTCCAATCGAGGCAAAAGAGAGCGGAAGAAGTAAGCAACTTGTCAAAATTGTTGAAGCAATCTCTGAGGGCGAGGTTTACGGTTTAGCCGATGGAATGAAATCCATCTATTTTGACAAAACACCAGTACAAAACAAAGACGGCTCTTATAATTTCAAAAATGTGCAGGTAGAGGGGCGGGTAGGCGGTCAAGTACAGGATTTAATGGCTGGGTTTAATACCTCAGAAAAAGAAGTAGGTGTTGGCGCTCTAGTTAAAAAAAATCTACCGCTTACAAGAACAGTGACCGATGCCAAAGTATCTCGATTACGCTTAACTATCGGTGTCCAATCGCTTTTTAAGCAAGAGGATAATGGCGACACCAACGGAACAACAGTAAACTTTATCATTACCATTGGCTCAAGAACTTACCCTGTGTCAATTAGTGGCAAATATAGCTCTCAGTATTTGCAACATCATACTTTTGATAATCTGCCTAGTGTGCCATTTATTGTCAAAGTCGAGCGAACTACAGACGATAGCACAACGCAGCGCCTACAAAATAATACCATTTGGTCTAGCTACACAGAGATTATTGATACCGAGTTTACTTATCCAAACACCGCTTTAATCGGGGTTAAATTTGACTCGGAATATTTTAGCAATATCCCTACTCGTACCTATGACTTACTAGGTTTAAAAGTAAAAGTACCAAGCAATTATGACACTCGCACGCGTCAATATACTGGCATGTGGGATGGCACATTTAAAATTGACTGGACAGATAACCCTGCTTGGGTGCTCTATGACGTCGTGACAAATAAACGCTATGGCTTGGGCGGAAGACTTGGTGAGTTTGGCGCGGATAAATGGGCGTTATATCAAGTCGCTCAATATTGTGACCAATTAGTCCCTGATGGTTTTGGTGGGCAAGAACCAAGATTTACTTGTAATGTTTGGCTGACAGAGCAACGCTCCGCCTACCAAGTTATTAATGACATTTGCTCAATTTTCCGCGCAATGCCAGTTTGGAATGGTCAGCAACTAACCGTGGTAATGGATAGACCAGCAGATCCAGTCTGGACTTATACAAATGCCAATGTGGATGAAAACGGATTTAGTTATACATTTTCGGCTCGAAAATCCCGCCATAATGCAATCCAAGTTGAATACGCAGATAAAGAGAATAGCTATGAAAAGGCTATTGAGTATGTCGCTGATGACGAAGAAATTCGCAAGCACGGATTAAATGTTAAGAAAATCACGGCGTTTGGCTGTACATCAAGAGGGCAAGCACACCGCACTGCCTTATGGTTGCTACAAACAGAAAAATTAGAAACTAAAACAGTCACGTTTACCGTTGGCGCAGAAGGATTAATGCATATCCCTGGTGACATTATCAAAGTCGCCGATACACATTATGCAGGCACTAATATTGGTGGTCGAGTTTTAGCTATTAATGGCACGACCATTACATTAGACCGTGAAATCACCCTTAGCGGTAATAGTTATCTTAGCTATATCAATGCCAATGCTAAACATCAAAATATTAAGATTATCTCAGTCAATGGTGCAGAGGTAACACTCGATCAACCGCCAGTAGGTTTGGAACTCTACGGCGTATGGTCTTTGACTACTCAACAAATAACAAGCCAATTATTTAAGGCGTTATCTGTAAAAGAGGAGAGCAAAGGCAAGTACACCATTATGGCGTTACAACACGAGCCACAAAAAGAGGCTATTGTTGATAATGGCGCTAAGTTTGAGCCAGTAGGAACAGCCCCGCTGACTACACCGCAAATTAGTAACATTGGCGTGGCAGTAAATTCGGATGGTGGCGTATCAGTTGATAGTAGCGTGACTGGCGGTAATGGCATCGTCAAATACGATATCCGCATTTACAAAGGCGGTGTGCTATATGACGTGCGATCAGGACAACAATCTCCAAATCTGAATATAGGCGGACTCGAAAATGGGGATTATAGCGTCCTTGTCCAAGTCAAAAATGAGAATGGACAGTTATTGAGCGAAAAAACTCAGACTTTTACCATCAATAAACCGCCAGCACCAACAGGCGTAAGAACAACTGGCGGTCTGGGTAATATCACGCTTGAGTGGGATTGGGTTGATGATGCGACGGCAACAGAAATTTTTGCAAGTGAAACTGACGACATTAAAACAGCCAAACGTTTGACGAAAGTCACGGCAAGAATGTACACGCACGAAGTTGGCGCAAAACAGGTTAGATATTACTGGTTGCGACATACTCGTGGTGTGAATGCAGGGCCATTTAATCAGCAGTCAGGGATTAAAGGTGAAAGTGCGGTAAATATTGATGCCGAGCTAGATGTCCTAAACAAAAAACTGTCTCAAACGTTAAACATCCAAGCGGAGAACCTTACTGGGAAAATATCAAAGAGCCAGTTAGATAGTGCGCTTACAGGTGAGTTAGCGGGTATCCAATCAGCTACCAGTAATGCATCAGCTCAAATTAATGCTATCAACAAAAATAACGAGGCATTTAGCGCCGATATTAGACAAAAAATCAGTGCGCTTGAATTAGGTTCGAGAAATATTGATATTGATGTTGGTGGAAGAAATTATTTACTCCGCTCATCGGGTACGGCTACGGTCTGGAATGTATCACCAGATGCGAAAGAAAATTGGCGTGGTAAAAAACTAACTTTGTCACTATACCTTAATGCGAAAGGTATTGTACGAGGTGGGCGAAATCGTGTTGGGCTATCTATGTTTTTGTACTACATGGATAATAGCTACACATGGGTAGAGTGTTGGTTAAGTAACCATCAAGGCGATTATAGTGGTAGATTAAAATCAACAATCCAATTACTCGATAAGCCGATTAAAAGTATTTCAAACTGCTCATTTAAAGTTGAGCTTGGCGGAGGAACTTGCGTTGCAACTAATCCTAAATTAGAGATTGGTAATGTTGCAACCGACTGGAATCCAGCTCCCGAAGATTTGACGACAGTTATCCAATTTGAAGACATTAAAAGATCGCTCACTAACGAATCTAATGCAAGGGTAGCTTGGGAAAACTCAGCTAATTCTCGTATTGGCAATGCTGAGGCGACAATTAATCAATTGGGCGGAACCAAAGCCAACAAAGATGAAGTGGCAACTATTGCTGCACAAGCGTTAAGGTCTCAATGGCAATCTGACGCTAAAGCTAAGGTGGATGAGGTTAGTCGAGCTATATCATCAGAGACTAAAGCTCGCACTGAGTGGCAACGCTCTGCTGAGTCTAAGATTAATCGTGTAGATGGATTTTCGGCTCGCATTGACGAAATCAATCGGACTGTGACCGATGTATCGGGTAAAGTATCGGCAACTCGCACTATCAAAACTCAGGCTATTGCTGGAGGCAGGACGGCTATTGCGGGTATTGCGCTTGGGGCATCTAGCTCTGGTCGAGATGTCGAAAGCTCGGTTATTGTGATGGCAGATCGCTTCCAGGTTGTTAAAAACGCCTCTGATAGCTCACCAAAACCAATATTAAAGGTGGAGAGCGGGCAAACTTTTTTAAATGGCGATTTAATTGCAGATGGTGGCATTACTACCCAAAAATTAGCGGCAAATTCCGTAACGGCAACCCAACTTACCTCTAATTCGGTTACTGCAAGACATGTTGCGGCTGAGAGTATTGGTGCAACCCACGTTGCAGCACGCTCCCTAACGGCTGATAAACTTAATGTAACTAGCATATCATCGATTAGTGCTGATTTAGGCACTATCAATGGTGGCTCGCTTAAAATTGGTAGTTTAAATGGTAATTTTGGTACTTTGTTTGAGGTGCAGTCTAATGGTGGTTTCAGACTTATTAGCCGAGATGCAAGTGGTGGTATTGAGTTATCCAGTGCTACAAGAGCGTTACACGTTTGGGACGGTGGAACAGAGGTTGTTAGAGTGGGTAAATTATCCTAAGGAGAGTTATGTATTACATTGATGAGCCTGTATCGATTGATAAATCGTTTACAGAAAAACCTATCTGCGCCTGGCATATCGCTGGGCGTTTGACTATTGATTACATCAATAAAAATACCACGATTGAGCTTGTAAGTTGGGCAGACAAACAAGCATTTTTAGCACGCGGAGAATCATTAGTAACATTTTTGACTGTCAATGATTGCCCTAGATTTAGTGTTGACCCGAGTTTGTTTGCTTTACGAGCATTAACAACCGTTGAGGGGTCGCCTTTTTATAAAAAACAAGTTAAATGCGATTATGATTTAGACCATATTTCGCAAGTGTGGATTGATGACAACTCAGGAGGAACATAATGGCTTATGGGTGCAAAGTAGGAGATAAAATTTTACAATTTAATAAAATTAAAACTTCAAAATATGGAATATCTAATAATATAAATGAAATAAATTTAGAAGAATTATATAAATTTAAAGGCGAATACAAAGGGGGGGCGAATTTTAATATTACAAAAAGTGAATTTTATATAAATTTAGATGGTAATAATAATTATGTAGTATCTTTAGATAATAAAAATACTTTTTCTGCTACTACTGATATAAGAATAAGAGAATATTCACATTTAGATATGAATAAAGGTTACGGTCTAAGTATTAATAAATACAATATACTACATTCAGATATTTTGAGACCTAGTATTAAAAATACGAATTTAAAATTAGCATTTACAAGCTTTCACAATGCAAGAGATTACGGTGAGTTAGAAATATTTACCACTGATTTAGAAAATTTAAATTTTATAAATCTAAGTAAAGTATTAAAAGATGTAAACAATATACTTCAATCTAGAGTTGGAGCATTTGAAATTGTCAAAGATGGATCTTTAATATTAAATGCGAGATTATTTGAATTTTATAATTACAGTGGAACATGGGTTAAATTCAGATATAAATGCAATGGTTCAGCCATAATACGAAATGAAACCACATCAATTTCTATCGAATATTTTTAATAAATTCTATTAAATATTAATAACCATAGGAGCAATCAAAATGCAAGTATTTCTATTCGATCAACAACTAATTTCTGTAATTAATCGTAAAGAGGAAATTACAGATGAAACGTGCTTAATCACAGATCAAGAACGTGAAAAAATTGAACAAACTCTTTATGCGAAAGGTCATTTTTGGCGTATTGACAAATATACCGTTGGTGCAAGTGGTGCAAAACCTAGTGAAAACCATAAGTGGAATGAAGAAAAGCACGAATGGGAAATTGACAACGAGTTAATCAATGAAAATTTAGCTAAAAAACGAGCTGAATTGTGGGAAACCATTAAGCAAAAACGTTTACAAGCAACTCGAACAGGTGTTGAAGTTACACTTACTGACGGTCAAATTCGCCATTTCCATACCGATCAAGTAGCTCGTCAAGAGTATGACGGTATGGGCGTTACAATTGTTTTAGGGGCTTTTGAAGAAAGAAAATGGAAAACGATTGAAAACGATTGGATTACTTTAACGCTTGACAACTTCAAAGCCTTAGTCAATGCAATTAAACATAAAATCGACCACGATTACCGCAATGCTGAAATCTTAAAAGCTCAAATTGAGAAATCAATTGAGCCAGAAAGTATTGATTTAGATCAAGGTTGGAGCAAATCTTATGTCTAGTTATGGGGATTTTTACTTATGATTTATATAGCTTTTTACAAACATAAACGAGAGCGGAATAGTGTTAAAAATACATTATTCCGCTTTTTTGATGATGCTATAAAATTTTTTACGCACGGACCATACAGTCATTGCGAAATAGCAATATCTAACCCTCAACAATCTAAGATGTACACTTGTTTTAGCGCAAGTAATCGAGATGGGGGAGTACGTAAAAAAATAATGGAGCTACCTCCAGAGAGATGGGATTTGGTTGAACTAGAAATCTCACTAGAGGAAGTAATGGCATTTTTTGAAAAGACAAAAGGCTTGAAATATGACCTTATCGGTGCACTAGGTGTTGTCTTAAGAATTAAAGACAGTAAGACAAAATATTTTTGTTCGGAATGGTGTGCAGAATGCCTTGGAATAGATAAGCCTTACAGGTTTAGCCCAAATTCACTTTATAAACATTTAACCAATAGCCATGGATAACATCATGGCTTTTTTTTATTAATAAATAGGAGTTTTTTATGACGACATTTAACAAAATCTTAAACCCAATGTATTCGGTGATTGCTGCATACTCAAAACAAGAGGATGGCTCAATTAATGCTAAATACGTACTTGGTACTGGTACAGACAATGATGGGGCCGTAACGGACTTTACGCCGATCATCTCGGAATATAAATGGATTGATCCAACCGCAGCCAAAAGCATTTTTGGACAACCACTAACTCAAGATGACATTGGCAAAACAATGGATCAACTCTATCTAGACCGTATCTATGCTTACTTAAAAGAGCAAG